GGGAGGGCATATAATACAAGGGGAGACCTTTAATAGACATTTGGGAGGGCTTATATAAAGGGGTAAATAAGAGTATGTACACTATTTACAGGGGGGAGGGAGCCACTCAGCGGCTTGGATATTTTAGAACAGTACACTAGGAAGACTAGGTAGTACTGTTTCACTGAGTAGTTGGAGCAATTCGAGAGCTCTCTGATTCCAGAGGAGCTTCCAATCGCGGGTGTCGTGGGATGGTAGGAGGCCGACCAGCGCGAGAAGTTGCGATTTTATTCTGGCGTTCACCTCGATATTTATAGCGGGGTGGGCAGAATAACGCAAGGCACCGGTGTAGCCGTGGGATGCAGACAACAATAGGTGGAGGGGGAATGCCTGGCTAATGCGGACCAACTCGGACAAGAAGGTTTTTGCGGCATCAGTGGAGGCGGTGTCGTTGTGGATGTAGTTTAGAACGAACTGTATGGCTTCAATTTCACTGAAACCTAAAGCAGCCATCGTCATGTTGATGTTCTTGAAAGGAGACGAAGCGGAGCAGGCTAGTACGGCTGACAGTAGGCTGGTGGGGATGGAGTCAGTAAGTTCTGGGTGACGGATGGCAGCTATGATGGTTTGCGCTTGATAGGTGGGAGGTAGCTTGATACGGCGCTGGGGGTTGATTATGCTATACCTGCTAGGTGCATTGTTGATGCCCATATCAGCGAACCAACCCACCCTATTTAGTGATACTAGTGATGGTGGTACTTTCAGGTGGACCTGCTTGGTAAGCATTGCTCGCCAGGCCTGTTGGTATTTCTTATAGGGCAGTAGGGTCGTCGCTTGCCTAATTGCGTCTAGGTAGTTGGCGGTTTTACAGACGGTATTCAGCACCTGGGTTGATATTGGCAGCTCTTTACCTACTTTCCTGCTGACATGAGCTAGCCAATCGCTGGTCATGTACCCAGGCAGTTGCTCGAGTATGCTAGTGCAGTCGAAAATCAGTCGGGGTTGGGAGATAGAATTAGTCATAGGCGACACAGCCAAATGTGGTGGGGCGCAATCCATGCCTCCTTCTGCTGGGGGAGCCCATTGAACTAACTTAGGGACAGTTAGAGGCCTGGGGTCGCCGTGGTGTGATCGTATTTTGCCCCAGTATGATGTTAAATCTTGGTGCAAAGCCATGAGGGACACTTTGGAAAATGACCTACGAGATAGGGTAGTGAGCGAATTGGTGATGGATGTCAGCTGTTCCATTGGCATGAGACTGAGTGAATTCTGGGTGGGCCGCAAGATGAGATTAATCAAGGATCGGGCGGCATAACCACTAGCGGACCCCGATGAACTGAGTACGCGTAGGAACTCTCCTCTACCCATGCCAAACATTTGCTTTAGCTTGTTGAAAGAGAACCCCATCTGATTCATGGTCTTGTACAAGACGGCGGCCCAAAGGGGCGATTTGTTGCTTATCCAGACGTCGTCACCTTGGTGAACATGGTAAAGAGCCTCGGGCGCTAGTGAGAACAGGCGGTAGACAAGCTGATTGGCTATACGGAAGTAGATCAAGTTACAGATGGTATTGATCAAGTCTGTAGACCGGGTGCCCGAGAACATGCCTTGACAGAGAACAAGCTTCACAGGCTTACCGTCAGCACCTAAGACAGGGAAAGTACAAGTGACGCGATACTTAGATTGGGCTAGCCAGGTGTGCGCGGCTACCCAGTCGTTGTGGGCAGCTCTGCTTTTGCCGATGGCAGCGCATACTTCGTAAAGAATGGCTTGGGCTTCTGGAGTGTGTTGGATGTTAAAATCGCTATAATCGAGCATTGTAAGATGTTGAGTGGGATCACCGGATATACGGGCTCTCTTAATCTCAGCTCCATACTGTGCAGCGCCGCCCAGGCCTTTCTCTAGCCCCGGTATCAGGTGCAGACGCTCTTCAAAGCCTTTGGTGGCATAGGAAGATATCTCGTAGTGGGTGGTTTTGGTGCCATAGATAGCTCGGGGTTTAGAGTTTTCATATTTCTCAGAACCAACTGCTTCTTCTTCAGGTATGGTCGTGTATAGCAAGTTGGCTATGACGTGGGCGGGCCTAGTTTCTGCGTAGCCTCTTTTGTTAACCTTTACGCTCTGACCATCTATAATGACAGATTCACCAGCACTACTACCAGACGTCATCCATTCGCTTCTACGTTGTATGAACTCTAGATAACTTTCCGAAGGTGCTCGATCAGGTATGAGTTGGGCAAAGATGTTCGTTGCCTCGGCCCGGAACATGTCATAAAAGGTGGCGTCCCTATCTAGATAGGCAACTTCACTGTCGCGCCAAGGCATGTTGTTGGTGTTTAAGCCTTTGGCATGGATGTGGTAGGTGGCACGCGTTCGGTTAACAATCTCTTGGGCCCAGTTGGAAACCATGTTGGATCTTCCAATGGCCATCTCCCAATAGGCATAGACTATAGTCAATTTATCATCTATCTTTCGGCCGTCAGGGGTAGCACAGCAACGTCTCAAACAGTTGGAGAATGATTTTAGACTGACATGGAGGTGGTGCATGTCCTGGCTCAACACACCATACTTACGTAAATAATCGTAAGCAGGGTTGTCTAAATTGACATCTGCTGCTAGCGTGGCTAGGATGACGAGTACCATCTGCTGGAAAGTGCCTATCGGTATTTGGTCGAGAAGAAGGTTGACCCGAGCCAGCGTGGATGTGTAACTGGGGCGCGTCTCGCTCGGGTAAGCGGCGGAGTAATGGTCATGCCAACTAGTGGAAAGCAGGGAATTCAGGAAGGATGTTACGTTAGTGGACATGTGCCTGCGGTCAGTGGCACTTGAGTAGGGAAAACCCTTGACCATAGCTCGAAGGTCACACCTGGCTGCTTTATGATGGATTTGCAAAACCCAGTAAGGCACACGTCCATGCGATTTCTGAACTAAACGACCCGCTTTAAGGTGTATAGTTAACTGGTACAGTTGGTGAGGACTGGTCAGGAAAGATCTTAAGCTGCCGGGATCTAGAGACAACCACAGGGCCAGGACTGGAGACATGGCGGCCAAGTTGATTAAAGCAGCTTGGACATCGGTCATTTGATCCAGAGATGCAACCAAGTCTAGGAATATATGTACAGCTTTGGTTGGGTAGTACCAAGTACAACCTTTCTCGATATTGTTGAGCACCTGGTCAATGGCTGAGCTACTGGAAGTCTCTTCTGGGCAGTAAGCAACGAGCAAAGCCGTGGCTGCTATGCCGCATCGGGTGACGTGGTCGAGAGTGTCCCACTTGAGGCGAGTCGTAGAGAGTGGGCTGACGCCTTGGGCACTCTTCAAGTGTAGGAGATAGTCTAAATGGTTGATGCCATATTTATTTCGGTGGCCTATACAAGTCACAATCGGGTTGTGGAACTCTTCGCACATCTGCATCCCAGCTATGGAGTGGGTGCAGACGTAATCGGGTATGACTGCGGATAAAAAATCTATATACAAAGCATCTCCTGCGTAGGAGGGATATTCTAACAAGAACAAGCGCAAAGCAGCTAAACTGGCAACCTTAGTACTGAAGCGTGCGCGTCTGTAAGCCTTCTTAAACAAATCTACGCTCACTATATAATTGAGCCAAAAATGGCGGCTCTTATGAATGCTGTCCAAACGTGGACTATATACAAAGCATTTAGATATATGAGGGCATCTTACTTTAAGAAATCTGGCTAGATGGTTAGTTACTACAAACGGCAAAGGCGTCAAATCATCATCAGCCTTACTTGAGGGATGGCGCCGCTTGCAGGGGCGAGAGTCCTGCGCCAGTCGAGGACAACTCTGATCTAGTTTGGGCCGTACAGAGAAGGGATCTGATGCTCCACAGGCGGTTTAGCCTTCTGTATGGAAGGAGGGATGGACTGTTTGGCATCCGTTGTTACTATGGCCGGGCGCATGCGACTCCGGTCCACCTTCAGGCCAGCCACCGGCTTCAAGTTGCCGTAACTTTCTGGGTCGTAGGGGATGTCAGCTGTGATCATGTATCCTTTGCTGTAGCCTTCGGTGAGCGGAGTGGAATATAAGATATATATAGTGGCCAAGTTGGAATTGGCCTCGGTAAGCATGGGCGCGTAGGAGCGATAAGTGGCCCAATCGAACGTGATAACCGTGCAAGGCTCAAAGGCCCAGTGCTCCGGCATCCACACTGGAGGGTGGGGGTGAACAGGCGTCAGCTCAACACCTGTCAAACCCGAAGTGTCCCAAGCCCTAACCTCCCAGCTATATGCCACGGGACCAGGTGGGAGCACACTGTGCAGAGCCTGCGAGATAACGTTCATAGCAAGTGCACCGTATGGGATGCAGGTATAAAACGCTTCTCTCCCTACACTATGTTCTTGGTACAGCGGTTCGCCTCGAGCGGCTCTCCAACCACGGGCACCAATGGGTCCTTGCTGAACAGTCTCAACCTTGAAGTCTGCCTGAACTTTGCTGTCTGAGATACCCCATTCACAAGGGAGCATGTCCAACCAGGCGAGGATGGAGAGTGGATTACCTAGTCGAGGAGGATGGTGCGGTGAGGTGAGTATGAAAGGGCCTTCCGCAAAGCCCCAAGGTATACGCGGCATGTTCCAATTACGGCAACAGGCAACGTTCATAGGCAAAGTGCCTCCTACATGTCTCAACATCATCTCAAAAGAGTGCATGTAGATAACAGCGCTGGTGTAGGGCTGCATATCTACATTCATGAACAGACCGTCAACACGTGCAATCTGAAAAGCCTCTGGTGATGTATCGGGTGAGGCGGTAGCGATTTGTTGAATGACAGTTCCGTACATGCCAAACGAATGGAGCACCGTCGTGGTGCAGATAGTCAAGAAGCCAGAGAGGACTGCCGTCTGGGCTAGTCTCTCTGCCCAACTAAAGTTGGAGAAGGCAAGGCAATCGGCATTATAGGCAGGGTCTTCCGTCCTAGTAATCTTCAATAGCCGATGAAGCGCGTTGTAGTCTTTAGGCTCAGGAACCACGGTGGAACCATAAGTCTCAAGCAACGGAGTAACTAGGGCATACCAAGCCGCATATCTATGTGGCAGAGGTATATCTTCGGGTCGTCGGTATGGGTACAACTGACCGTAAACATCTACGTCAGCACGTTGTGCTACGTCATCAGGTACAGCTTCCCCAGCGTGAATCAGCATGCTGACGCTGTTAACCAAGAGCGATGCCTCGTATAGTCCAGTGACTAAGTGGTCTCTCTCACTGCGATTGGTGGCCAACTTGTACATGAAACCCCACATGCCGTCTGGGCTAAGAGGGGCTGGGCCTGGCAGGGGTGGTTCCACTCCTCCAGACCTAATTATAACAAAAGGTATGGGAGGGAAGTGGACCGCCACGGCGGCGAAGTGAGGTGCGGCAGCAGGTATGATCCTACGTCCACCGCTAGCCAGCCAGAGGACGTAGGGGTACTCGGCAACTTCAAATCCATGACCGGTCCAAAGTATGAAAGCATTACTCTGGAGGGCTGCACCCATCTGGATTTCTACATTTCCGACAGCCGCCAAATCAATATGTACAATAGGCGTGTCGGCTGGGTAGGGGGCATATGCCACATCTACATTTTCTTGGACTACTTTAGCCTGCAGCAGACTGTAGAAGAAGCCCTTCATGTAGAGGCTTTGGTTGTCAAAGCGGTCGAACCCTATAGGCAGGTACGTAGCCATAGCTCGCGCTGCAACCTGGTTGTTCATGTAGGGGTTCAGGACCTGGCCAAGCGCACGATCAGATACGTTGACACCAGCCAAGTAGGGGTCCAATGAACCCGCGTCCACCTGACCTTCAGTCAGTGCTGGACAAAACTCGACGCTGTGCCGAACCATGTATCTTATATGAGGCTGATAACCCCCAATAACCATACGGATGGTAGGATGTTGCTCAGCCCCCCCTGACACAGCAGTGCGCAGGAGAGGTGAAGCGAACACATATCCATGATCCTCAGGGCTATGTGTGAATCGTCCATCACCTTTCCTGACCATGTTTATACTCACATTGAAGAAAGGAGAGGTGAAGCTCCCTGGAGTAGGAGGGATCAGCCAAGCAGGACACATAATCTGTGTCGACTTAATGGTGTTGGACCCATAGGTGGACATGGGTGAGGTCAAACTACTAGCTGAGACTGGTAGACTACATTTTCCTGTGGCCTTAGAAGCAGCGGCTTCAGATCGTCGGGATCGTAGGCTCACAGAACGCGCCGTAGCGTCGCGGGCGAGGATGGCATCCATACCTCGGGTATACATTGAAGGAGGGCCCGGGAAACCACGAAAATCGGGTTCCGAGCGAGTGTCGTCAGACACAACGATACTAGGAGCAATAGAGGTAACTGATCCGCCTGTGGCGCCATTTTGATCAGAACTACCTGAAGTACTCGGTCGAGATGAGTCGTCCACAACCATAGGTGTGGAGTCAACAATTGTTGGGGCGGGAGGGGGCATCGGTGTGCTACTGGATGGCCCTCCGCCGAATGGCACTTTCACGTGCTTCACCAGGTCCGCCATTCCGGCGTGGTGAGTCTACCCCGCAGGGATTTTATAGACAAAAGCGACGTCGTTCTTGCAGCTATTTGTTTTATGAGTGGGGGCAGTAAAGAACGGAGAAAAAATGCTGCTAGCCCAGCTCAGAACTCTTCTGTTTGTTGAAGAAATAAACGCATACAGTGTAACCCTGCGAGACCCAGACACTGTTCAGGAGACTGTTCCCCATCAAACTTCATAGAAGAGGCCGTTGCAGTCGTTAGGCATTTAGGATAGTGAATCCACTTAGCACGGGCTGTGAGCTACCACACCTCGATTTTGGCCAACCTGCACAAGGCAGGCTTTGATAGAGCAGGTTTTTCACCTATCGGGCAATTAAGCCGAATAGGATCCAGTTGGGCGACCGTAGCTGGCCGTTATCCCAACCATGCGTAACACACATCAAAACAAATACAACGAAAATAAGCCAAACTCCCACAAATGGGGATTGGCCGCCAGGGGACTGGGGCTGTGTTTGGCTCGTTTGAACATAAGAATATCCAAGACTTTGACATCTTGTAAGTTTCCCCCGATGGTGCTACCCATTAGAGTGGCCAGCCTTCAAACGTGGAAAACCACAATGAGAACACTGAACAGCCCCAGACAATAATTAGAGTTGGCGGAATGTCTCAC